ATACGGCTAAATCAGTACATGGTGGGAACGCTATAATCATATCCCATTCCTGTTCAAGTAACGGCGTTACATCTCCTTGGATGTGCCACTCTGGGTGTCCACCTGAACACGGTTCTGTATCACATGAGTAGGCTTCAATGCCTAATGCTCGCATTTCTTTTGTTACTACCTGTGACTCCTCACAAGCGATTAGAACTTTTCCCATCTTTCAACTCCTTTTTATCCAGTGCGGGCCGGATTTGAAACAACTCTGGCCGTTTCTATGCAGGCTGAACGACTCGGATTAGTAACCGCTACTCCATGCTATCGGGGAGCCTGCGACCTGCACCTGTACCGTGGTTTCGTACCACCACAAAGCCGCACTGGATGTTTTATGATTCATGGGGTGACGTTCTTCCCGTCCTTACAATTCTTCTGGAGCGATCAACTCCTCAGTTTCCATGTATCATAAATTTATATTATTTATTCATTAGCCTCTTCGCATTCAACCCAAAGTTCACACTCTTCGCAGTCATCAAGCTCATCTGTGTCTACACCGAATTCACCACCGTGAGGACATTTATTTTTCTTGTCTTTCTTCTTTCCTTTATCAGAGGATTTCTTGCCCTTACCTTTAACTTTGCCTTTTTTAGGTTTTTCCTCCTCTTCTTCTTCCTCTTCCTCCTCTTCTTCTTCCTCTACTTTCTTTTTCTTTTTAGTAGTTTTCTTGTCCTTACCTTTGTCCTTGCCTTTTCCTTTTTTAGGCTTTTCTTCTTCCTCTTCTTCCTCCTCTTGTTCTTCTCCTTCTTCCTCTTTATCTAAATCAGCAACACCATACAATTCTTTCTGAAGTGTTTCATAATCCTTAATATTCAAAAGAGAATCCAAATCATATACTTCCTCAAGTATATCATCATCATAATCATCTCTATCTTCAAAATCTATTTTACGGACTTCAAAGAATTCATTTGTTCCAAGTTTCTTTTTTCTAAACGAACAAACAAGTGTTTTTCCACCTTCAAGCTCTGCAAAATCAGCAAGTTCTTCTTCTCCTTCATTGATTTCTTCATCCAGAGCTTTTCCAAAAAGGTGATAACTCATATCAAAAAGCTGAACACCTTTATCTTGATCATCAAGATCAATGATATTGTAAAGTTCTCTTTCCTTTGCTTTCAGTTCTTTTGCAAGATCATTGTCTTCCTGAGCATCAGAATTATACAATTCCTTTACATGTTCACAGATAGGACAAGGTTTCTTTACAGTACGCAAACAAATCGCAGCTTCGTTTCCATCACCAACATTGAAATGAACAAAGTAAGTACGCTGATACCACAAATCACCTTTTGATACTTCAGGATGATTATTGACTTTTACTTCATAAGGAAGAAAGTCAAGATTGTAAGGACCTTTCTTAGGTTTAAATATCGGAGTGTCAGCAGGTATTTGTAAATATCTACTCCCTCCTCTATTCATGTTCTTTTCAGCTTTCTGCTTAACCTTGTCTCTCATTGATGTTTTTTTCTTCTTTGCCATTTTTACCTCCAGTTTGTTTTTTGTAAAAATTTAAAAATTCATAATTGGATCTGTTCTTTGCGTCAAAGTGACATTTTGTAATTACATATACAGATATTGGAAAAACTATAAGCAAAATAAACAGACCAAACAATGTCCACCAAAATATCATTGTTCCACTCATTTGTTTCTTCTCCTATTTTTAATTTTTTCTTTAGCTCCTTTTTTATTTATTTGTATTTTTTTGTGATATTCATGGGACAAATCACGAGGTTCACTAGGCGTTGAAAAGTATTGTTGATTGATAAGTCGAACTAAGTTTTCCAACGCTGTTTTACGCTGTTCCATAGCAGCGACACATGAATATAAACGATTAGCTTTTGCTTGTGCTTCATTGAACTCCTTTTTTAAATCATACATTGTTTCTAATTCTTTTTTATAATCAGGATTTACATGAATTGCTGATTGTATTGCTGATTCTGTGACTTTATCAATGTCGTATGTATCTGGATTTTTTCTTATATCTAAATCCAAATCAGCTTTTGCTTCCTCAATCTTTTCTTTCTGTCGCTCAACTTCAATTTTAAGATCATTCTTTTCATTTAAAGCAGTGTTCCAAGCATCACTGTATTTATAATAAAGATCAGCTTGTTCTAGCCAAGCTATATCCAAAGTATCAGGATCAATTTGTTTGTCTGTCTGTATTTGTTCAAGTAGTTCTTTTATTTCATTCATAACGTAATCCTACCTGATATTATTTTCATGTAATATGAATTCATAATGAGAGCATAGCTCAAAAATCATAAAATCAAGTGAACCATTTTCTCTAACAACATTAGGAATTGTTTTCCCTTCAGGTCCATAATTTACTCTTAGAAATGTTTTAGCTTTATTTATTTCCCCTTTTATATCTTGAATATCATTAGGATCAATCCAACCTAATTTACGTAAAGCATCATAAGTTTTTTCTGAAATGCTTTCTCCCCATTTAATAGGTTCAATATCGTTCATTTGATTTTCTCCTTGTTCTTTTCATTTGAAGTCCTGACTTATTTAACCAATATCTTAATGCTTCTTCTGCTTTTTCTTTTGCTTCTTCTCGTTCAAAGTGTCCTATTGTTGATTTTATTCCAGGAAGACGACAGGTGAGTTTATATGGTTTTAATGTACTTTGTTTTGGACGCATTCCATCATAATAAACTGAAAAAATAATATATGCGTTATTTAAGAACCCATTTTCACCTGAACCATATTTTTCCAAATAATCATTTTTATCTCTCAAAAATAAAAGTTGTTTCTAAAGTAACATAGTCAAAAAAATCAAATTTTTAATAAAATTTCTTTATGAAGTTAAATCTGTGTATGCTTCAAACACACAACGCACTAATTCATTATCTGCATCTGTACTGTATAATGGTTGTTTTAATGAATCCAATACAATAAATGCTTCAGTATTACCATTCAACAAAACAGTTGCAAAATACTTTCTGATTATTCTCCTTGATGATTCTGGTTCTTCAGTAAGATTTTTCAGCATATCAGCTATTTCTTTCCATGGTCTTTTACTTATTAATGCTCGACAAAGATTAAAAGTGATTTCCTCTTTCTTTGCTGCTTGCTGTGCTGCTTTTAATTGATCTTCTTCATCTAAATGAATTATTTTTTGGAGTATTTTGATTGCGTCTCTTGGAGAACCTTGAACATCTTTTGTAATTTGTGTGTTGACTTCTTTAGAAATAGAAGTTCCTTCTTGTTCACAAATATAATTCAAGAGATTCATCATTTGTTTTGGGGCTAATGGAGATACTTTATATTGAACACATCTACTTTTTACCGTGGAGATTAGATTTTCTGGATTAGTTGTGCATAGAAAGAAATAAACATGTTTAGGTGGTTCTTCTAATGCTTTGAGCAATGAGTTCTGAGCTTCGTTTTTTGAGCTATCTCCGCCTCTTCCAAGCATGTGTATTTCGTCTAGTATATAAACTTTCGTATTTCCTTTCATGGGCTTAGTGCCCATTGTTCTGCGTATTTCTCTAACAGTATCAATGCCTCTAAAATCAGCAGTATCAATTTCTCTCAAATCAAATTCAGAGCAATTCAGCATTTTAGCACATATTCTTGCTAAAGTCGTTTTTCCACAACCTTTATCTCCGTAGAATAGTATTTGTTGTGGTATTTGTTTGTTTTTAATTTGCTGTGCGAGTGACTTTTTTAAAACACTATTACCAAAAAATTCATCAATGTTATTTGGTCTGTATTTTTTCGTTAAATCAACATAGGAATTGACTTCTTCTTGTGTTTCCTTAGGAACTGCTTTTCTTTTTCTTGTCATGAACTGCTCCTTTAATTAATATAAGTCATTGTTTTTTCCATATTGAACCAATTTCCATCAACTTCACTTTTCTTTACTTCGATTTCTAAAGGAACATTAATAAAATCCCAATGAGTTTTTAAATCTTCAACCATTACTTGTTTAAGAAGCTCCAAATAATCATCTAATTCTTCAGGAACAACATCAGCTACAATTTCATCATGTATTTGGAAAATAAGTTTTGTTTTCATTTTATACTTTTTGAGTAATTTATTTAATCTTATGCAACTCCATAATAAACAATGAAAAGCCAATCCTTGAATAGGATAATTTATTACGTCATTCTTTCCCATAGCACCTTGACATACAAAACCACTTAATATTGTAACAAATCTATTTTTTAGATATTCTTTATAATGCTTATCTTTCCATTTTGAATATACTGGAAATCTTTTATTCCACATATCGTGTTCGACTTTTTTAATATGCTTTACAAACTGATCGAAATTTTTTATTCCTTTATTTATTAAATGTTGTCCTATTGTAATGTCATTTCTTATTACAGGACCTTCATTTCTTTTGATTTTCTTTCCAGAAAATTGCAACCATTCCCAAAATACTGTTGCATTATTTTTGTAATAATCACCGTAGAATTGTGGAAATGTAAATGAATTCTTTGTAGCTTTTCTCAATTTATTTTCGCCTGAATTATTAGTATCCAAATCATCTAACTTAAATATTAAACAAGCAAAATCAGCGTGCATGTCTGCTTCTTCAGGATTTCTTAAATAGCCAAGCATAGTTGGATCTTGGTGATATAGTGCGGCCGTCTTCACTTCTATTCCACCGTAGTCCACGCCTACTAATAATCTTCCTTCACGAGGAATAAATGCTTTTCTTATTATTTCTCCTGCTTCTGCATCTCTTATAGGTTGGTTTTGTACGTTGGGGAAAGAACCGCTGGAACGGTATGTACGTGCTGTTTGTAAATTTAAAAAAGGGTGAATATATCCATTGCAAGTTTCTTCAATTAAACTTTTCAGATATGTATTCTGTATTTTGGAATAAAAGCGAAGTTTCAATAAGCGATCAGTAAATGATGAATGTAAAGCAGAGAGTGCTTCTTTATCTACTGAAGGATTTCCTATTTTAGTAAATTTTGTTGGTTCATAATGAAGTTCTTTAAATAATATATCAGATAATTGTACATCTGATTCAAAACTGAAATTATCCTTATATTTTCTTTTCCATATTTTTACTTCTTCATGTGATTCTAATAATTTGGAAAGATTAGAAATTTCTTTTTTGAGTCTTTTATATTCTCCTTTTAGATGTTTTGAATCAATATGTATTCCATGTTGATGCATTTCAGAAAAACAAATTGCTCCATCATGAAGTAATTGATAACCTTCTTTCTTGTAAGGAACTACTTGCATTGGGTTAATTCCTTATGTTTTGTTAATTCTCTTAATGTTTGTCTTGCTCTTTTTCCTGGTTTATATCCTTCTTCAGTTTCTTCAAAATCATTGATAAATTCTCCACAAGGACGATCAGGAAAGAAACCAATAGCAAAGTATGTATCAGGATCAGCATAAAAAGCGACTGTGTGTAATAATTTATCATACATTGCTGCTTTTTTCATTATTACATCACAAATAGGACATTTATCATCTGACATAAAACGCTCCTTTGTTATTTATTAATAAAATATTGAGGTGCTAATTGTTGTGGTCTTTGATTAGTAATGCAGTCATAGTATTTATAAAAATCAATCCCAAGTATTTCCATGTGAACAATCCCAAGCATAAATTCAGTCAATGAATCCATTCCGTTATATAGAAGCAATTCGTATAAATCAGCTTCATGTATCGTATTCATTGTATTTCCACGGCTCTTTTTTGGTTTGATAAATTTCTTTATAAATTTATCATAAGGAGTTATTCCAAAGTAAATATAATTCTGGAATTCAAGGGATGTTGCTTTTGGGCGATTATCTAAATAATGTTGTGCAAGCATTGTATCAAAGAACCATCCTTTTACTTTTGTTCCTAATTTTACTTGTGACCAAGTATTTTCAAAAGCTAAATTAGCTGCAATCTTTTTTATTCTGGAATTCTTTAGATACTTTTTGAATAGATCAAGAAATTCTGAATCATCAATCATAGGAAATGCAGCAGCGTAGTTAGTAGATAAAGCAATAGAACACGTCCATATCTGTTGCTGTTCACATTGAGGTTTTAGTGCTGTTGTTTCGTAGTCAAAAGCTGTGAGATAACTTTGATTAGAATATCCTTTCAACACATGATTCATAAATTTAATTATATCTTTTTTGTGTTTCAGTATTTCTATTTTGTCCTGTTCTTTTTCATATTGAGGAACAGGAACATCAAGCATTTTGACAGCTTGTTCTATATCCATTGTGAATAATTTTTTTGTTATGTCAGGATTTGAATCATTTTTTAAATCATACATTGTTTCTAACATTACAAAACCAGGACTGTAAACAGGACATATCCAAGCATTAAATTCTCTGTCAGGAATAACGAATCCTCTGTATTTATTAATTCCCCCAACTTCAGTATCAAATTTGTGTCCTATCAATGCTGTTAAAGCATCGCTTCCAAGAGGAATAATTACATGTGGTTTTATTTCTTCAATGGTTTTGAGTAAATTGTATCTGCAAGATTTTATTTGTGTTTTTGTAGGGGATTTTCCTGCTGAGGAACATATATAAGCACTTGTTCTTATGCACTCATTTAAATCAATACTGAATTGATTCAGTATTCGTTTATAAAATGATCCTTCTTTTCCAGCCAAATGAATTCCTTTCATATCTTCTGTTTTTCCAACAGAAGATGCTATATGGAGTATTTTTATATTTCCTGTTCCTGTTGGTTTTATGTAAGGATTTTTAGCTTTTTCATTTAGTTTGCATTTTTTACATTGTGATGAGTTATTTATTCCTATTTTTTCTGAAACTAATTGGGATTGTCTAAAAAATCCTTTCTTAGCCATTTAATCTCCTTTAGAGTGCCATTTAATAGCTGAGTTTAATATTTCTCCGAAATTTCTTTTAGGAGACCATTGTAAATGATTATTTGCTCTCTCTATATTAGCAACTAAATAATCAACATCTCCTTGTCTTTTGAATTTTATATTTTTACGCAATCTAAATCCATTACTCATCATTTTTTCGATTGATTTAATTACGTCCAACGTATTTCTTCCAATACCGCTTCCAATATTGTATATGCCTTCAGTATTAATTCCTTTTATAAAGGCATCAGCTACATCACAAACATGAACATAATCACGCACACAGTTTCCATAAACATCCAATGATGTTTTGTTATTTATTGCGTTAATTGTATTTGGAATTAAATGTGTTTCTGGTTTATGATTTTCTCCAATATCTTTATTTTTGTGTGCCCCAGCTACATTAAAAAGACGCAATATACATGTATTCATTTCATCTCTATGGTCTGTAATCAATTTTTCAGCATGTTGTTTTGATTTTCCATAAGGACTTATTCCATTAAGTTCATGTGTTTCAACGGAAGGAATATTAGCTTCCTTATTAGAGTAAACTGCTGCTGAGGATGCAAATACAAATGATTTTATATGATTATCTATTGCTAAATTCAATAAATTTTCAGTTCCTTTATAGTTTACTTGATAATAAGCATCAGGATAATTGAATGATTCAGCAACATCTATGAGTCCAGCTAAATGTATAACAGCATCAATATTTAAATGGTTTTTGAATAAAAATTTAAGTCTTTTATAATCAATAATATTAGCAATGCAGCAATTAATTTCTTTGTTTGGTTCAAGATCAAGTCCAATGACATTGTACCCATGATTAGATAAATGACGAACAACATGTCTTCCGATATACCCTGCTGCTCCTGTGACTAATACTTTTTGCATTAATCATCTCCTTCAAATTGAACAATATGGATTGACTTGTCTGTTTTGAAATACAGAATTTCATCTATTATGGAAATTTGATTCGTGATCTTTAATATATCTTCCAAAAATTCAAGGTTAATAGAGAAAAAGAGGTCTTCCTTAAAATCTACTTTTGTTGTTTCTTTAAACCATCCTTGTTCATTCTGGGATTTAATCGTTAATTTTCCTTTCTTTATATTAATTTTAACATTCTTTTCTTTTAAAACAGTATCTTTACTGAATATATCTGCTCTATTGATTATTTCATTTATTTGTTTTGGAAACTCAATTATTTTTCCTTCATTTTCTTCAGGAATAAATTGATGTAAGTCTTTGTATTCTTCATTGTATAGTTTTGTAGCAAGAATTACTCCATTGTCTGTTTTGAAGTATATCCAAGAATCATCCACATGTATTGCAGTCAGTTTTTCTTTACAAATTTCAAGTAAATTATCTGCTGGCACTAAAATATCAAAATCAAATGATTGTTCCAATTCACAAATAGTTATTCTGTCATTATCACAAGATTCAATTATATTTTTATGTATATGAACACATGTAAAAAGAGGTTCACTTAGTGATTTTCCAGCAGTCAAACAAGCCAATTTTGCAGCATTTGTAAATTCAGAGGAGAGTTTTTTGAGTTTTTTAGGTGTGTTTATGTTATCAATTGGAATTCGTATTTCTGGATCAAAAGAAACCCCAGCAGAAAATTTCTTTCCTTTTATTTTCAATTCATTATCTTCTGATTCGATTCTTATTGTTTCATCCTTTACTTTATTCAGTAATTTTAAAAGAGGTTCAGCTTCAACAACCCCTTCTATATCTAAATCAGTATTGGACATTGCAAAAATTTCATCATTGAAAGTCATTACTTGTTTGTTTGTAAAAATGAAAGCTGTACTTTGTTCAATTAGGTCTCTTTTTGCGAGTCCTTTTTTCACTTGTTCGAGTACGTTTACGAGTTCTTTTCTTTTTATTTCCACTATTTTCCTCCTTAATTTTTTCAAATCTGTTTTTTTGCTTATTTTCTACTTCAATATAATAATAAGATAATAAATAATTATCTATTTTATAAAAGAAATCAGTTTTTTCTATTGAGTGACCAATACCTGCTGTGTAGAATTTCATAAGAAAAACTTTTTCCTTTTTTTATGTTTAAAAGGCCAAGGCCATTCTGGTTGTGTTTTTGCTAAATCCTGATAAAAAATTATATTCAATTCGTTTCTTAAACTATTATTATTTGATATTCCTGGTTCAATTATCTTCTCAATTGATTTTCCTTTTTCATACCAATATTCATCTTGTTTTGGTTTGTAATTATGAGATACAGAAACAATTTCAGATTTACCTATCTTATATCCTTTTTCTTCAAGATATTTATCTACTATATGTTTTTTATTATGCGTTAAGTTTTTATAATGTTTATATTTTTTTGATTTGAAAGGACTTTTTTGAGTCACGCCAAGAGGCCAGCAGAAAGAATTGTATTTCCATTTATTATTTTTTAAATGAGGAATTAAAATTGTCCCGTACCTTGAAAAAGATGTCCAAGATGTTGAATCAACACTATACCAAGGGTATTTGTTTATTAAAGCAACTGAAGTAATTCCAAATCCATGAACTTTTATTTGAGGAAATCCTTTATTATCGCAAATTATAGAAAAATATTTATTGAGTAAATTGAGTAGTTTATTTTGGGGCTTTCCTACCATGTTTCCAAAACAAATATATTCATAGTTACTCATGTAATAATCTAAATATGATATATCACATTCTACATGGTATACAGGTAAAGGACGTAATCCCTCACTTTCCATTATTTCTTGATTTTCAAGTGTTGCTTTAGCGTCTTTTATAATATCAAGATTTGCATAATAATCTATATTTTTTATATTCGATTTTATGAAATGAATATAATCATAAATATCAATTTCTAAATTCTGTCTTTCAGCAGAAAATGCTCCTGAATCAACAAATAATTTATACATTATTTAATTAATCCCATAAGTTCTTGTCTAGCACGGGTATCGTCAAAAAAGACACCTTTAACAGAAGAAGTGATCATTACACTATTTTGTTTTGAACATCCACGCATTCGCATACATAAATGATAAGCTTCAATAATACATGCAGCGCCTACTGCTTTTAGTTCATTCATTAGGAAGTTTGTGACTTGTTCTCCGATTCTTTCTTGAATCTGCAATCTCCGGGCGTAAATATCAACAAGACGAGCAAGTTTAGAAACTCCTATAATTCTGCCATTAGGAATATAAGCGACATGAATAGATCCTATAAAAGGAAGCATATGATGTTCACACATGCTATATAATTCAGAATTTTTTAATAGGATAATCTGATTATATCCTTCATCGTCAAAATGAGTTAAAAGATCACGTGGATTTTGTTTATATCCAGAAAAAATTTCATTTTGCCATGCTCGGACAATTCTATTTGGAGTTTCTCTTAATCCTTCTCGTTTAATATCTTCTCCAATAAATTGAAGCATGCGTATTATATTTTCGTGTATAGAATCTCCTTGATCTTGTTGTGGATGGTCTGTTTCCCAAGGAAACACAATCCATTCGTTTTGAGATTTTTCAATTAAAGCTACAAAAGATTTATCAGGAAATTTTTTTTCATATTTTTGTTTTGTGATTCCAGAATCTATTAAATCATCTAAAATAATATTAGCTTTATTTGGATCATATGTAATTTGTGCGTGTTTTAAAAATCCGGCAACAATCATGCCCCCTTTGGGAATTCCGTAAACAATGTTATTAGGATCATCTATAAGCTCTAAACCTTCCATTATTTCTTCCCAAGTTATATGTATCATTATCATCTCCTATATTCTATAGTATCAGTCATATTAACAGCATTGAAAGCTTCTAATCGCTCATTACAACTACCACATTTACCACATGCTATAGGCTGATCTTTATAACATGTCCTTGTTAAATAATAAGGTACAGGTATACTAAAATCTTTAGAACATTTTAATATTTTTGTTTTATTTAAACTCATAAAAGGAGCAATTAAAGTTACTTTTTTATCCGTAGATAAATAAACAGTATTTCTTGCTGAATCAACAAAATTTGATCTGCAATCAGGGTAAATAAAATGATCTCCAGAATGAGCGCCATAAGCAATGCAATCTGAATCAATTGATTCTGCGATTGAAGCCATCACAGCAATAAAAATTAAATTTCTTCCTGGGACAACTGTTTTTTTCATATTCTCAGATGCATAATGTCCTTCAGGAATACTCTCTCCATGTTTTAGTAAATTTGATTTTGATAAAGAAAATATATTTGTCAGATCAATTTCAGATAATGTAAGGCGGTTAGTTTTTTCTTGATAGTACTCAAAAATATTATGTGCTGCAATATTCTCATATATGTTATGTTTTGATCCATAGTGAAATATGCAACAATGAATTTTTGTGTATGGGTAATTATGTAAAAAAAATCCAAGTAGTGTAGTAGAATCCATTCCACCAGATAAAGCTAAAGTAACTTTACTCATAAATTCTCCATAAAAAGTAGCATAATAGATATATATTTAATAAAATCTATTATGCTACTTTTATTGTTGCTTTTTACTTAATTGAATATTTTCCGTTTTTAACCTTCAATTGAACATCTTTTGTTCTTTCAAGACGGCATGGAGATTGTTTGCCTCCTATTTGTGCATTGATTGTGTGGGCCATTCCTTTAGCTGGTCTATCAGGAAATCGTTCTATGAGCTTTTCTAAAATTTCTTCTTTAGTTATTCCTTTTTTAGAAGATTTTTTTATAAATTCAAGAATACTATCAATGACTCCTGGTTTGTTTTCTGTCTTTTTAGATTCTTTCTTTTCCTTCTTTTCAGGTTTCTTTTCTTCCTTCTTCTTTGTCTTCTTAGGAGGTTCTGGCTCTTCCTCTTCTTCAATTTCTTCACCGCTAATTTCAGCCCATACAGCTTTCTTGAGATCAGCTATTTTCTTATAATCATCAGGATCGACTTCAAGTTCATTATCTTCAATATATTCCTTGAGTTCTTTCTTCTTCATAGCATCAATATCGTCCCAAGAAATCTGTTCTTCTTCAGTTTCTTCCTCCTCAGCTTCGTCTTCGTCTTCTTCAACTCCTACTTCTTCAAATACAGCTTCTTTGAGGTCTTTCAGTTTAGGATACTTGTTAGGATCAATATCAAGATCATCTTCTTTGATAATCTTTACAAGATCCTTCTTCTTCATAGTGTTAATTTCTTCCCAAGTATATCCTTCAGTTTCTTCTTCCTCTTCTTCCTCTTCTTCTTCTTCAGTTCCTTTCTCTTCTTCTACTTCGCCCTCTTCATCATTATCTTCGTCCTCATCTTCTTCCTCTGCCTCTTCATCTTCTGCTTCTTCTTGACGCTTCATAGCTGTTTCATTTCCAAGTTCAGCAAGCAATTCCCATACTTCTTCAGAAAATTCATCGTCTTCATAAATGTCCAGTTCAGGACTTTCACCGCCTACACATTTCTTGAGTTCTTTTTCCAGTTCTTTAGGCTTCAAATCAGTATCAATCTGATCTTCTTCATCCAACTCAAGAATTTTGTTCAACGCTTCGGCTACCTTTTTAAGGTCTGCTTTCTTCATAACGATCTCCTTTTAATAAGTTAGTTTTGTGATTAAAAACAAAAACGCTTGCTTTCAAAAACAACATAGTCAAAAACTGTCAATTNTCAACAAAATTTTTCACATTTTTTTCATCTCCTTTGAATTTTTAAGTATTTGGATTAAAGAATGGTATTCTCCCGAAAAAACTACCTTTATTTGGATTAGAAATTGCTAAATCTTGTAATACAGAAACTTGATTAACTATTTCGATTGAATCTTCTCTCAATAAAAGAGTATTAAACCGTAAACATCCTAATCTTTCTTCTGCTTTTGTTTTATTTATTCCAAAGAAATGTGTTACGTGACTATATTTTCGTTTATCCTCTGAATAATTTGATAGTTGTAATGTATCAGCATTATAGGATTTAGCATCTGCTTGTGTGGCAACAATTACACAGTTATGGAATTCTTGGGATATTTTTCTTAGAATCATCCATTTTTCATTTTCTTGATGCCTGTATTCAGCATTTCTTTCAGGGGCAAGAATATCCGGATAGTCAACTATAAGAATATCAGGTATAAAACCTTCATCTTTTTGTTTATTTATACACCAATCACGAATATCACTTGCTTTTGCTTCGTACATTGGAAATGCTTCTGTAACAATTTGTCCTTTAAATCTTTTGTGAAATTTATTAGCTGCTTTTCTTACTTCGTTAGGATGCCAAATATCATTTAAAGGATTTTCTTCCCACCATATAGAGCCTTTAAATTTTTTATGATTATATCGTGAATAACGATCCTTCCAACACTCAATGCATCTTTCGTGGCTATCTAAAGTATCTTTATCGGTAATATCTACACAGAATTTAGGTTTTCCTTCTTCATCTCTATCAGAAACTATTTCAGTTGATTTTCCATGCTCACAATCTCCCATTTGATTATACAAACAATCAAGAACTGGAGTCATGTGATTTGGATTGAGATGTTTTTCTCTTGCTGGTTTTTTAGTCAAATAAGAATAAAATCTGCGTCCTATTTGATCTTGGGTTAAGTCACCAGTTTCTATCACAGCAACATTCAATCCTTTTTTTGCAGCAGCAATAGCAAAAATCATAAGTGCGTATGTTTTTCCTACCTTTTCTCTTCCAAGTATTCCAATAAATGATTCACGTTCAATAGGACCTACTAATCGTCCTAATGCTCCTGGAAGTTCTAATAATATTGGAGGATGTGATTCAACTGAATGGTAGAATTTTTCAATTCCTTCATTTGATAATATGTTTCGTGATTCGGATAATTGTTCTCTTACTTTAGAAAAATCAGCATAAATTGATTCAGCGTTTTCAATTGAGTCTGATTCAGCAGCTTCTTTAATTTGATCTCCAAGTAAGAAAAAACTTCGTTTCTTAAAATACTTGATTCCTAAATCAACATAAAACTGAACATTCAAATCCTGCCAAGAATCAAATTCATCTGCAATGGATGATAAAAAATTAGATATTTCATCTTCTAAATCAGGTGGTATTTTTCCTGACTTACTTTTCATTTCAAAAATACTGTCTATTTCTTGTTGCGGAGAACTGTCATATTCTTTGAAAAAATCAATGCACCATTGAGAAATTTCTTGTGTTGCTTTTGATTGAAAGAATTCCTTTTTGTATGTTTTATAAAGCTGTCGGCAAACACTGTTAGAAACAATAAATGCTATTATTAAATAGCGTTCTGTTTGAATATCTTCTGGTTTTCGCTTCTTGATCTTCAAAACGAATTCTCCTTTGCAGCTTAATTATTGTCTCTTAAATGAATTTCCTTTTTGATTTTATTACGTTTACTGCTTCCAGTATAGTATCTGACAATATCTTCTTTTTTATAAATTTCTTCAATAATTTTATCTTTTGTTCCGTTAGAAACACGAACAATCCAACCTATCACTTCGTCATTTCCATTTGTAATTTGTGTTATTTCTTCATTATTTTGTTTTTCGTTTTGTTCTCGGAAATACATTTCGTTTATTATATTCAACCATCTCTGTTCTGATTTTGATACTTTGTTTTTATATTGATTTGATTCAGTCAGTAAATCAATACTTTCAGTATGTTTAAAAGCATCTTTAATTTTTTCAAATGTATTTGCTCCAGGATATAATGCTTTTGTTGTCATTACTGTAAATAATTTTAGATTCAATTCGTTAAATAAATAATCGTTAAAATTTTCGGATCGTTTTTTACGTAAAGCAGAAACAATCATAGAAGTATATGCATTTATCGGTCTATTTGTAATTTTTTTACTATCCTCAATCCATTTTAAAATTTGTTTAGAAAGTGTATTCGGAAGTGTTTCCATTTTTTTGTATTCAAGGAAGAATTCTTCCATTAATTTGTATGCTTTTTGTTCTTCTTCTGACAATCCTTTCAAAGGATCATAAACGGATTGCACTCCTTTATACAGTGCTTGAATCAAGAATGATGTTCCGTTGCGGTCATTTCTTATAGCGTCAGGAAGTGATAATCCTTGTAAACATTTTTTATTAACAGGTTGATTTCCTGGTTTATGCCAATCGTTCAGAGTTTTAATTGCTTGTCTAATATCAAGGACAGAGTATGGTTTAACGTAGTTATCTTCAGGAACATTAAACAGCATATCATCATGAAGTTGACTTCTTTTGAAAAGTTTTCCTTTTTGCATTTTATTCAGGAGTTCAAGAGATTTTATAAATGTTTTACTGGGATTATTTAAATCAATTTTATGTGTCCTAAGATTAGGTTGTTCATTCCAGTATTCAACAAGTGATTTATTTTCAATGTATTTGATTTTTTGTTCAGGAGTTGATTCAAGTGTTTTCTTTTTTCGTTTACGTTTCCTTTTTGTTTCAGCTTTTTCGGAAGAAAAAGCGTTAAATGAATCTTTAGATTCATTATTAAAATATTTTAATAAATTCTTATATTCGTTATCAATCTGATGATACCCCCCATCATCTGTTGAGATGCCCCCGTCTTTTTTAAAAATCAATTTTAAAATCATTTTTACTTTTTCAAAATCAATACAATAAGCATTTACAAAACAATCATTAAGATAATTTGCTAAAGGAGTATATGTTTTTATATAATTCTCATTAATAAAAATAAATCTATTTGTAATTTGTTTCCCGTACTTAAATTTAGTTCGGAATTCAACTTTTAAATATCCATATTTTTGTAATTTTGATACTCCATTAGTCACAGTTTGTTGTCTTATTCCTAATAAAGAAGATAAATATTTATTTGTAGCCCAACATCCTTTATCTGTTTTTGCTAAATTTAATAACATTCCAAATAATTTTTGTTCTGTTAATGTTAATTCAGGATTATACAATACTTCTCCAGGAATATATATTCCTGGAATAGTGGATTCATTTTTTAATTGATTATTCATCTAAATATCTCCTTTATTGCTCAATAGATTCGTCTGCTATTTGTTTTGCTTTTTTCTTGTTTATATTTTTTCCTTCTATAAATTGATTGTTTGCATATCCTGATATATTTTTATGTGTTTTAGGATAATTCTTATCTATTACATAAAAAGAATATTTTTTATTTATTTCCTTAATTATATATTTATGTTTTCTTAAATTTTCTAATGATTTTAAAACAGTTTGATTAGTTATTCCTAAAAAAGAGGATATAAATTCTAACGATTCAACGGAAGTGTCTATTTTTGAACGATACATTAAAAATCCAAACAGTAATTTTTCATTTGCTGTGATATTAGGATTGAAAGCAATTTCCGATGGAATGATTAATTGAGGTATTCCAAAATGCATTTTAACTATCTCCTTTTATAATTTCTTGTATTTGATTACTTATAACTATTGTCGGGTTTTACAGCGACAGAAAATCTATCGCTGTGTTTTCTGTTTATCGTTAATCAAAATCAATTAGTTTATGTATTTGTAAAGAGCAAATTGTTTTATCAAGCATTTTGTTATCCAAAATATGGATAACATTACGGAATAAATTATAATTAACTTCTCCTTCTGGAGTGAATAAAGGACTAAAAGCAAATCTCATTTCATTATAATGATCAATTTTCATTAATTCTTTAATGTAAGGAATTGAAAAGAGTATATCATCTTTTGAATTGATAACGAATTTAAAATAAATAGGAGTAACGGTGTGTATAAAATTGTAAGCAAATATTTGTGGATCAAGGGTTTGTTTATTAGCTTCTCCTGCACACGGAGTTTTTATATCAACTACCCAAGTTAATTCATTCAAATAAGGTAAAGGAAGTGGAAATATGCTACCATTTGTTTCTATCTGTACTTTATGATTTGAATTCCTGAGTTCAGTTAGTAATGATTTTACATCATCTTGTAACAGCGGTTCTCCTCCTGTAATTATTACCTTTTCTGTATGACAATTTTTTAGGATACTGCTGATTTCCATATTGTGGTATTTATTATTAAAAGTTTGTGCTTCAGGAATATCACAATAATCACAATTATGATTGCATCCCTGGAGACGAATAAAAGTACACCAAGAGCCTTGTTCAAATATACCAGTTTCTCCTGAAATAGATTCAAAAATAGAATGTATTTTGAGCATATTATTTTCTCCATTCAGCATAACTTGTTTCTGTTTCATATAGACGCACAAATTCCAAATCACAATCCCAATGTTTAAATTCTTTTTCCAAAATTTGAACTATCCAAATCACTATAGATTCAGCAGTAGGAGCATAATTTGGAAAAGGAATATCTTTATATCCTTCGTATTCATTTAATAAGGTATGATCTAATTCCTCAATTATGTATTCATTTATTATTGATTTTAATGCACCAAAATCAACAACCATTTCTTGATTTTCATAGATTAAAAAAGGATCAATTTGTTTTTGAATGCCTATAAGTAATTTATAAGAATGTCCATGGATATATCTACATTGTCCTTCATGTTCAGGAAGATAGTGAGCTGATTCAAAACGAAATTCTTTGCATATTGTGATTTTCATAAATTGCTCCTTCATAGTTGTGTGTTATAGAAAATTTAAGACGTTCAGGAACACGTCTGTCCGCTTCAGGAACCGCTTGCAAGTATCTGTCACGAGTCAGACTTCATCTTGAGATTTGCAAGCTGTCTGTGAAGCGTATATAGCGTTTTTGAATTATTGCTTTGTTGTGTGTTTTAAGTCGATATTTTGGAGGAACTCACTGAAGGTTTCATCTTCCATATTTTCTATAATATTCTTGTATTCTTCTCTGATTTTTTCAAAATCTTTATGGAAATTATTAATATGTTTGCACATAAGTTTCATTGTTTTCATTACAAAATCAATTCTATCTGCATTTTCTTTATCCTTTATTTTCTTTATAAACTCATCTGAGTTGGATAATGTTTCATTAACTCCAGTTGCTGGAAATGCTTGTAAATTATCAATCATAAAATTACATGCTTTAATAGCAAAAACCATATCAATCATTTTGTGCATATAATCATTACTTTGATTAAATTGACTCATTTTCTTTTTCTCCTTCTTTTTAAAAACATTTCATTAATTTGAATTGTCCTATCAACATTATATTCAACATTTTTTTTGACATTTTTCTTATAATAAACTGTTACTAAATTTTCTTTTTTTAATTTTTGTAAGGATTTTGTTATTTGATTTGGATTTTTTAATCCAATAAGTTCAGCAAAATCCTTATTTGTTAATCTACTTTTTCCATTATCAGAATGTGTCAATATAACTGAAAAAAGCAGTTTTTCTTTACGTCCTAAATTATCAGAGAGCATTACTTCTTCTGGTATTCTATAATCCATGATTATTATCCTTGTTTGTGTTAGAAAGGAAAGACGTTTCCATAACAAATTATGTTATGGATCAAACGATTTATAATCGTGTCTTTAATTTAAGGGAGGATGTAACACACAACAATTTGCTTTATAAAATATTGATTTAACATTGTCAATAGTGTTTTTTAACGAATTAAAAGGTCACGCATTATGTAATTTGCTTCTTCATCTGATAATTCAGCAGGGTCTTTGTTTATACCTAATTCTATTTGATATACTTCATTTCCTTGAATAGATAAACGAAATACCAATTCTTGAGCATTTTTATTTGCTTCTTCATCTGTTTCATCAAACCAAACAAAGATTCTTTTAAATCTTTTATTTAAAAGATTAACTTGTTCACCAGTAAATTTAGTTCCAAATGTAGCAATACTTCCAAATCTCATTCTCCAAACATCAGTAATTCCTTCAACAACAAGAACAGTTGAAGATTTTGCTGAATCAATTCCATATAAAGTATTTTTATGATGTATTCTTTCATTATCTTTTGAACAGGCTTTATACCGCTGACTTGATTTATCTGTAATATCTCTTCCTTGATATGAAATTAATCTTTCATTCAAGTATATAGGGGCAATTATTCTAAATTTATATGCTCCTAAATGTCCTGTAGCTTTTAAATTCCAAGTATCAATTAAATAGTCAGGATCGAAATTTCTTTTTTCGAGATACTTTCTGTGCCGTTCAGGAAAATCTTTTAATATTCCTTTAGGAAATTTTACGTTTATATCTTTTTCTTTTTCTTTCCTTTCGTATCTTACGTCTTTTTTAAAACCACCATAATCTTTGATAATTTCAATAGCTTGATGTTTAGAAACATTTGCAAGAAGCTGAACAGCTTCTATGGTTTTCATTTTTCCACAACGCCAACAAGTAAAAGCATTTGTATTTTCATTATATCCTAAATGATGTGCATGATCTTGGCATCTAGGACATTTAATTCCTACCCAATTAGCCCCAATATCTTCTCCAGTTTCTTTATAATCTATATCATAATCACTTAGAAACTGTATGCCTTTGAACATTATTTATTCCTTTTTCTTTTATTAGATTTTTTGGAATTTCTTGTTCGTTTTTTGGCTTCAATTGAAGGTTGTGTGTTTCGTTTTCTTTTGTTTGTTGTTTCAGAATCAACTCCATTTGATTTTCGTTTTCTTTTGTTTACAGGATTATTTTCTACTTCAGAGTTTCTATTTTTTCTTTTTCTTTGTTTAGTTTCTCCTTGATACAAATTTATTTGAGATAAAACACATTTTGTAAATCTATTTCTTCGTATATTTCTCCATGCAATATCCATTGATTCTGTTCTTACAGTTCCTTTTCCCCATATAGTTCTTTCATCAGGATTAAATTCAATTATTTTTTCATATCCGTATCCTTTTATCATTCCTTTTTTTTCGACAATAATTGTTTTTCCTAAATTAGCTTTTGCTTCTTCGGGAGTCATGTTTAATCTCCTTCTTCTTTAGGTTCATGAGCCATTATTTGAAGTATAAGAATACATTTAGGAAGTGATATTGCTAAATGAAAACACACATCATCTTCAGCAATAGTAAGTAAAATTCCTAAAGCATAACTTCTTTCTTTTATAAAAGTTAATGATAAAGGAAGCCAGTCTTTAATTCTTATGGATGCTGAATATACGTCATATTCTTTTTTTAATTCAATCATAATTTCTCTTTTAATTTTTTGTGATTATGAAATAGATTATAACTAAACATGATAAAGCAACAATTCCTGCTATTAGCACATCAATCATAAACCCTCCTCATTCATTTGAAATGAATTGTGATAGAAAAAAGAAGTCAATAAACAGTGATCCTTCTTCTTTTGAAAAATGAAATAGTGCTCCTTCAAAAGAAGTGCTTTCAATTCCACATACACTAATAGAAAAATCAATTCCCATTTCTTTATCTGATATTATTTCAAGTAATGAAAAAGCAATCATAACTCTCCTTTTAGTTTACAAGTTTTTTATCTTTTAATTCATCATAGAACTCATGAATCAATTCATTAAATATTCCTGTATTATCTCCGTCTTCTCCATCAACAACGGCAGATATTACTTTAGCTTTATTTTCTAATTTTACAATAATGTTTTCTTCAATAGAATTTTGTGCAATCAAGTTCCAGACATTAACTAAATTCTTCTGTCCAATTCTATCAAGACGATCTTCACATTGAGAATACAATCCAGGGGACCATGGAAATTCTAAGAAAGCAACATGAGAAGCACATTGTAAATTTATTCCTGTCCCTGCTGCTTCTATATTCCCTACAAATAGACGAATATTATCATCTTTCCAGAATTTATCCTGTGCCTGTTGTCTTTGTTTCTTAGTCATTCCTCCTACATATTGAACAGCTTGATTTCCAAATTTTTCCATAAACATTTTTGCAGTATTTGTGTGGTAAACAAACAGTACAAGTTTTTCATTTTCAATCATATCCTCAACCCAATTAGTAGCCTGTGCAAGTTTTCCTTTTACTGCTAATTGTTTCAGAGTATTGATTTTTGCCAATGTTTTTGCTCTCTGAGCTTTTACAGCCCTATTAACATCAATTTCTCGCAGATAGTTTATTAAATCCGTATATGCTCTTTTGTATTCTTTTCTGTTATCAATTTCTAACGGAGTAATTGATCTTACTTTTCCTTTCATATCTTTCAAAACATCTTCTTTTTTACGCCGGATCATGATTTCCCTTACCAAGATTTCGTGTAATTCCCGTGTATTTTTAGCCCCTGAATAATCAGTGCCAAATTGTGTTTTCTTTGCATCACAATATTTGTACGCAAAAGCATGTCTATTCGGAAATAATGTAGGCTTAATCATTTTAAGAGGATTATACAGTTCAATAGGCTTATTCAGAATCGGAGTTCCAGTAAGTCCTATAAAGTATTTCACTTGTTTAGCCAGTTTTAACATAACAGCAACACGTTTTACTTCTTGTTCTTTTTTCTTTCCTGGATTTTGTTTTCCTTTAATTTTATGAATTTCATCAACAATAATTGTATTTGGACGAATGTCTGTTTTAATATTTTCGTACCAGTCTTTTAGAATATCAAAGTTAATTACAATAATTTTACCTTTTATTTTGTACGGTTTAGTTCCGTAAACTGTTTCAACAGTTTTTCCAAAATCAGTAAACTTTTCAAATTCACGTTTCCAGTTTTCTTTAACAGCAGCAGGAACAACTATAAGAGCAGGAAAAACATCTTTTTCTCTATTCAGTTGAAGCCAAGCTATTGCTTGTAGGGTCTTTCCTAACCCCATGGAATCTGCAATTAATGCTCTGCCATTTTTTGATTCAATGAATGATACTCCTTTCTTTTGAAAAGGTTTAAGAATATCATTCATTTTAGGAACAGCTATTTCTTTAATATCCTGGTTAATTTCATTGTACCATTGTGATAGATTTTCATCTAATTGAAATTCCCATTCCAGAATTTTATCAACATTCACTAATGTTAAAGGAATAGTCCATGATTTTTCACCAGGAATGAATTTTCTTCCATTAATGTTTTTAATCTTTGCAACTAATTCAGCATTATAAGGAAATTTTAATTTGATTGTTTCATCATCAACTTTAATAGCGTCCTTAGTTTTTTGCTTCTTAAACATTCCTTTTATATTAAACGAAAATTGATCACCAGGATCAGCAGGAGTAAATCCTTTTTTAATGATTCTATCCATGTACTTTTCAAGTTTAGGACGAATCACAGCGACTTGTTTTTCAGTTAAATATCCTTTCTTTAAATAGAAATCAGCAACCTCATTCAATATTTTACTGTCTGAATAAGATTGAAATCCTTCTTCATTTGTATCTGTTGGACATAAAGCCAGAAGTGCTCCAATAGCGTAATTATCACTTCTTCTAACTAAGTCCTTCAATTCAGAGTTAGTTAATTGTACTTTTTCCATAATTTTCTCCTATGTAATGGAATTGGCGTACTCTCTTAATTCAAAAAATGCTTTTTGTATTTTATTCCAAGCAAATCCTTTATTTCTTAAACGATTTTTAATCTCCTGTTTTTCAGTAATTAATTCATTTGTTACAAGATTAACTGCTTCTTGGGTTGCTGCGGAGAATGAATCAATAGTTTGTTTAAACATCATCATACGTTCAGGATCATATTTTTCTGTGCAATGCACTAAATCATCATATTCAACTGAATTTATTTGTTCCTTTTTAATCATTTTTCTTAATTCTCTATGAATCATAAATCCAATCCAGGATTTCATTGATCTTCCTTTAACAGGATTAAATGAATTTAATGCTTCCATCATAATCAAGTGAGATTGCGCCTGTAATTCATTCAATTCCGTGTAAGGAAATTCATTGTGAACGGACTTAGCTGCTTGGCTTGCAACTTTGATATAATCCTGCATTATTCAACTCCTTTATTTGAGGGGAGTATTAAACTCCCCTCACTGTGTTATTCTGCTTTATGCAGCTTCAGCCATGTCAATGTCAATTATTTCATTTAGTTTACTTGACCGTTCGGATACTGTCGGAAGTGCCAATTCTCTGAAACATTGTGTGGCGCAATTGAATATTGTGTAAAGATTTTCACCGTATCTTGTTTTTTCCTCATCATAGGCATTACTGAGATCAAGAATTTGACGGGAGGAAATAACTCCGTTTCTCAAGAATTCCATAAACAAATAGTCCTTATGAAACTTATCTCTTGGAAGTTCCTTCATTTTGTCATGTGTGTTTCCAAGTCTTGTTGTTTTCTTCATAGCTTCAGATATTCCAGTCAAAGCCATTTCCTTAACCGTGAGTTCATTCAGAGAATGATAATGTTTTCTGAAATCTACCCAAGAACCAGAAAACACAAGATTAGAACAAACAATAATAGTAAGACCTGCTGTAAATCCAAGACTCAGTTGTTTACTGACAGAATTTCTCCAACCAAGCTCAGGATACCTTTCCAGTTTGTCTGTTTCAAAACCAAAATCAAGTTTATGAGTAACAAACACATTTGATCCAGTTTTGTTTGTATCAAATTTGGATTCAATAATTTCAATTCCTATTTCTTTACAACATGTTTGCACCTGATTCAAAATATCTGAATGAGGAATTGGATTCCAAGACTTAGTTGGAGTAGGAGCAGGAATTGCTCTCAATTCATTTTCTGAAATAAACATGATAATTCTCCTTTTAAGTGTTTTAGTTAAGGGGAGTTTATTAACTCCCCTTAATAGTCATTACGCAGCTTCTACTTTTTCTTTGAGTTCAGGATGTTTGTTGAGTGTTTTACGGATTGTGCTTTCATCACAACCAACAAGCGTTTTAATTTGTTGTTTAGAATATCCAACCTTAGCCAATTCTATGACCCTTTCCTTCTTTGTCTTTTTGGGACTGGTTTCTTGCTCATTAGTCTGCTCAATTGCTGATTCAACTTGTTCTGTTGATTCTGTTGATTCTGATTCTGTTTTTTCTGTTTCCTTTGTGTCCTTCTTATTATTCCGAGAACGCTTGCGATCAGTTTTACCGCTGCTTTTTTCTGACCTCCATGATTCTTTCGATTTCTTCAGGGCTTCTTCCAGAAGAAGCTGGAGCACTTCTCTATGTGTTTCCTTGCAATTAGCAAGTTCTTCAGTAAAGAAGTCCTTAGCAATGTCGTTGTCATGTGCCAGATCAATAAATTCCTTAACCATTCTTGCTGATTCACGTCCATACTTTACAATAGCACTGCTCATAAATAATCCTCCCTTTTTAAGTTTTTACGCTTTATTCCTTCTAAAGGAGTAATAAAACGTAGGTTCATTTCTATTGACTACATTCAATTCAATAGCTCCATCGAATTGTTTTTCTCCAATAATCTTTTTAAGTATACTTGGAGCTATTTTTGCATTTTTAATAAAATCCTCTTCTTCAAGAAGTCCAGAGTTGATTAGATTGAAGTTGTCAGGAATGGTAAAATTTTCTCTTTTAGTTAAAGATAGAGTTCCGTGTGGGGTTTCAGCTTTTTCGGTTGGGTTGTTTGATAGAATCTGTTTTTCCTTTTCTTTGATTTTTTCCTCAAGCTCTAATTTCTTGAGTTTAAGACGAGCCAACATTTCATAATCTCTTGCTCTTGCCATAAATCCTCCCTTGTTGCGTTGTGTGTTTTTTTGTTGTGTGTTTTCGTTGTTTAACGAATAAAAAAGTTAATGTCAAGCGTTTATTTTCATTTTTTGAAATTAACGCTTTTCAAAAAATAAAATGTAAATACAATACATTACAATTGCTAAAGCAATTACTTCCATAAAAAACATATTTATTCTCCTTTAAAATCAGATTGCAAACAACCATGGTACCATTTGTTTCTGAATTCAGTTATTGCATTCCTTTTATTTTCACGAACACGATATTGTGGAACACTATAAGCGTCCAAAATAATTTCCTTAACAGCACTTATATCATCAAGATTTTCTTTATATACTGTTATAATATGTTGCATAGGAACTCCACTTTGTCTCGCTGACATAATTGTTTCTGCGGTACTGTCAATAACATCACAAAAATCATTTGCCTTTGTTTGTGTAGTTGGAGCAAACATCAAAGATGTAAACAGGATTCCAGAAATAAATGTCTTTTTCATAATAAATTCTCCTTTTATTTTGGAATATCTTTGTTTGTAAAATCCATGCACCAATTATCAAATTGCAGAATTTTTTCTCTTTCATTTGGAAACTTATCTTCTAATTGCAGAACCTCTTTTTGTCCGAAGTTTTCCCACAAACCATGTTTCTTTGCTTGTTTGATAAGACTTTCCTTTTTCTTTTTAATAACTGTGTTTATTGTCATAATTAAATCTCCTCGTATTGAACTATTTTTCTAATCAAAACCATTGTTACGGGTTCTCCAGTACAATCGCATTTGAATTCATAATCATCAGGCAGCAACCAATAATCTCCTGCATGAGCAGAATATTCACCACCACAATACGAACAATAAATAATAACATCACCTTCATAATTGTCCTTTAAGTTTTTCTTAATTGCCTTCATAATTACCTCCTTAATTAAATTTCATTGTAAACAAATCAATTAACTCCAGAATATCAATAATTTGATCTCTGGTCAGTTTTCCTTGAATTTGCCCAACTACGAATTCATCTTGTTGGAAAACTGTGTCAATTCCGTTTTTGTAACCAATCTGATGATAAACAATCAGATCATCTTCCTGATAAATAATTTCATTTTGCATTTTAAACCTCCTATTAAGTTAAAATCATTAATTTCCTTGATGTAATTACAATAGCCATGATTACCTCTTAATCAGTTTTTAAAATTCGTTTTTTACCGTCTTTAACTAAATATCCATATTGACTCAAAAATCTTATGTAATCCTTTTTCTGTTTGAAAATATGAGCTTTTCGTTTTCCAAAAACATAAGCTCCGCAATAAACTTTAGTTGGAGTTGATCTGATTTCATCTGGATATTTTCTCAGAAACACAATAGCGGGACCTTCAGGATTTCCGATCTCAGCCGCTTTTATTCCGTCATTTAATCCTTCTTTAAAATAATCTATCCATTGTTCATAAAATATCATTCATATTCCTCCTTTCTTAAATGCAGCGGTATCGGTGTAAATTTATAGATATTACCTCCTTGTCTAATCCATTCAGCAAGTGCTAAATGGTAATATCTCAAAGCTATTTTTTCATGTTCCACTGTTTCACAACTATCAAAAATCTTTTGGACTCGTTCACATAAATCCATTTAATACTCCTTAAACAGGCATACTCAATTTACGGAGTATGAATTTATAAAGGTTCTTTTCTAATTGTTCCTTTCCGACCATTTCTACAAAGTCAGGTGTTTCTGCTCCTTGCCATTTTCTTCTTAAATAATCTTTTGCTGCGGGACTTAAACTACTCATTTGGTTATTAAAAACAGAATTATACAATAAAGAAGGAACATAATATTTTTCATGTAAATGATTTAAAATATGTTGTGAGGATTCGTGTTGAAAGAAAGCACAATACCAACAATCTTCTCCACTAGGCGGAGGAATTTCTCCATTTGAAAATTTCTCAATAAATTCTTTGGAGAATTGTTTTACTTGTTTTCTGAGGTTTTCTAGTTCTTTTTTTGATGGAGCATTAGTTATGTCCATATTTATTAATTTTCCATTATGATCATATTTTAACTTCATTCCATCATAAAATGTTATTTCATTATCAGAACTCCTAAGAATCCAAACTCCTTTTTCACTGTAAATTTGATAAGGAATATGAAAACGATCCAGAGCTTTATTCAAACGATCCTTTGTAGTTCTTGTTTTCCATCCTCCCGTGTGCATTATGATATTATCACCGTTTTTGATGAAAATATCAGTATTATGCAGACGGATAATTTCAGAATTATTTGCTGTATAATATGCCGTGTTGTTATCAATCATTTTCTGCACTTCAGGAACAAAAGGTAAATTTTCCAATAGTTTAAGTTTTCTTTTCATGTTTTTACTCCTTTTTGTTTATGATTAAATATCGAGACCACAAAATTGCTGAACAAGGATACGTTTTCCTACTCTACGAATATAGGCTTTATGAGCAAAAAATTGTCCTGGGCCTCTATATACACGATAACAATCCAGTAATCCAATTATTTCATAATCATCTTCAGGGACTTGGTCTTTGTGAAACAATGCCCATTCTATCCAAAACGGTTCCTCTTTGTCTCTTTGACGCACTCCTGCTCTAATGTAATTAACTTCCTGTAAATTCATAATCAATCTCCTAATAAGTTAGAAAGTAATAATTTTTCTTCGTACCATTTTTCGTACATTTTAAAAAACAATTCTTTACACATAACATATCTCCTTGGTTTAAGATTAATGAACAAATAAAAAGAGGACTTGCTATATAAACAAGTCCTCCTTCTTTTATTCACTAATTATTTGTTTACTTCCCAAATTGAATATCGTGTCATAAATGGATTTACTTCATTGAACCCAAATATATATCGTTTATGAGGATATTTTTCGTGAAAATCTCTCATAATTTTATGTGGATCGTCATTCATACCAGGATGCATTCCTATTTCAAATTCTTGATCAATCTTTTTGATCAGGTTTTCTTTTTGGCATAAATGTACCATCCATCTTTCCATTGCTCGATAAGGATTGTCGGTGTATTCCTCAATTAAGTCCTGCATTGGAATTTTATTTTCTTCAACACATTTACGACAAAACACTTCACCATGGGATTTAAAGAAATTATGCTGTTGAATTTCACAAATAGTACCGCAATTACTACAAACAAAAATTTCATCAGGAAACGCTATTTGTATTGTTTCCAAGTGGTCTTCAATGTAATCACCAAGTCTTTGAATTTCAGGATAATTCCAATCAGCAGCCACAATAATAGTATCCAGCACATAGGATTCATGTTCTAATGCTGGACCTATTAAATAATTTACGTTTTTTCGTTCCAAGTGTTTTTGAATTTGATTGATCATTTACTTCCTCCTATTTAAAGTATTCAGTTCCTTTGATAATGCTAAAACCTTCTTCCAATTTCATTATTGTTGCTCTTGTAACAGTTCCTATTACTTTTGTATAAGTAATGTTCCTTTCATCAACAATGAAATAAATGGATTCAGCTAAATCCCTGGCGGCTTGTTTTTGCATACAGACCATTTCAGATAATGAAAGTCCTGATCTGTTGTTATAGGCTGCAAAACTTATTGCTAAATGATCCCAATATCCTAATTTGATATTAGTAAAATATTTATCCTCAACGTACTTTTCAACAAGAGAAACTGGAGTTTCTTTTACAAATTTTGGAGAATTCAAATCCCAAGCTACCCCAAACTTTCTGTTTAACTCTTTGTATTTTTCCATGTGTTCAGTATTCATAAATTTCCTCCTCTTCAAAATTAAAACTTCCGAATAAATTATGTTTTTCTTCCTCTGTCATAAGTTCTTCACAATACATCCAAACATCTCCATCTTGCCAAAATCTCCAGATATTTCCATTATCATCTTCATAATAAGCGTTATTGAGGACTCTATCCCAAGTTTCCCAATACCATTCATAATCAGGGCCTTGAGCCAAAATATCCAAATCTTCTTGCTCAACATTATGCAGCCAATCAGTCCGCAATTCTTCTGCAAAATTTTGAGGAATATAAACTCCTCTATTATCCAGAAATAACAATTCTACTCCTGACATACCTCTTCCTCCTTTTTAATAATCGCTGTTTTGGTTTCTCGATTAAATCCAAAATAGAAATAATTTCCATAGGATTGATTGTATAATTCAGCCTTTTTCTGTGCGAAAATCATACAATCTCCTTTTGCCTTAAACTTTGCAATAATTTCACCGTCAAGATTCTGTACCTTGAACATCATATTTTTATACATGTTTTTCTCCTTTCAAATTATAAAGATCCACATATTCTCCTACTGTTTTGAATCTGGAAACTGTAATTTTGTAACCATCATATTCAGGAAATTTATCCTCAAACAATTTGATGATATACTCCAGTTCTTGGACAGTAGTTATACTCCTTTTGTGCGTTGCAAAAAGATGTTTTCCCCATTGTGAAACATTAATTTCATACCACATAAATCCTCCTTCTTGGTTTAAGATTAATCCTTTATTACAGGCAGTAATCCATAAAGAATTACTGCCTGTTCAAAAGATTATCTTAATTCCATTCTCATTTGCTGTATTATTTGCTTTCCAGCTTCCATGAACATTTTAATTTCCTGTGGACTCATATCTAATTCATCCACAGTATTATCTAATTGTTCCAGTGCCTTTTCCTTTTTCACGATATAATCGTCCCCACCCTGATGATTATGAATTCAGGGTGCGATTGTACTGGAGAGCCCGTAACAGTTGTTTTTCCAGTTTCTTAACTTTTTCTTTCAATTCATCTACATATCCTTCCAAGAATTTTTCTCGGTATTTTCTGGAATCAAGCTCCTGTTCCATTTCAACAATTTCCTGAAGGAGTTCTTCCGCTTTATTTTTCCAAAAACGACACATAATTGCTTCCATATCTCTTTTTTCTCCAAGTGACATTTCATTCCAATCAATTTTCATAATCTACCTCCAGTTGGGTTAAAATTTGGTTTCGGATTTCATTTTCCAAGTTTTTCTGTTCAACAATCTTGTCCAGCCAATGAGCACGGTAACCTTTTCTGTCCAAAATCTCGTACTTAAGTTCTGTATATCCATAGAAATCCAAATCAGACGCCCATGTGGTTGGATCAGGTGGAACTGCATAATAAGTCAATATCCGTGCTTTGCACGGGATTCTGTCAACCTCAATATCAAGTATTTGATTCATTATGCCTCCAAAATTTCTGTTAAATTGGTGTACTCTAAAAATCTTTCTCCCTTTCTTATCTGAAACTTCGGATAGAACGGTCTATGATAACCGTTGTGCTTACCTGTACTTCATAACATCCTCCATGGGTTAAAGATTCCTTCTATAAAGTCCCAAAATACGATATTTTGAGTCTTTAACTAAAGGAATGGACAGTTTATAGTCATGTCCAGGACTTGATGTTTAAATAAATTCTGTATCAGCTGAGTTTGCCTTATTTAAAGTGGTCAGAATATTTATAATCTGTCTGGTAATTCAGTTCGGCAATTTCATGCTCAATATCTGTTAATTCTTCGTATGCTTGTTCCCATTCTACAGAATTAGGATCAAGTTGATCTATTGCTTGTTCTAATTGGTTTTCCCTGATCCTCAGATTCATCATCTTTTTGTAAGTACTCATTGTTTTTCTCCTGTTTGTTGTGCCTGTAGGCAGTTTTATCTCAGTCTTACAATGTCATCCTTGCATATACCTCCCTTGCCGTCCTGCACAATTTTAATATACCCCTTTTTTTCTAATGCCCGGAGTGTGGCAGAATTATTGTTACGTCCATAAATTAATCCAGGATGCCAGGTATAACCGTGACTACCTGTCCATTCTTCTGCTACCTGCATCCAACCTCCAAAACTCTTGTCAGGCGTTGTTACAGGAGCGTTCCTAATCTGTTCTAAAACTCTTTCCTGTGCTGGTGATAATTTTGACATTGTGTATCTCCTTTCCGGATTATTATGATGTTTCTGCTGCCTCGATTTCCTTGACTATCCGTCGAACGGCGGAATAGATATGGTTGTCGTGCATGTACTCGTAGAGAACATCACATGCGAACTCGGAGAGGCCCGAGGCCCACCATAAGTCCCAAACGAATCTTTTTTCGCTTAATCCTTCATTTTCATATTCCTTTCGCCAATAAGCGAAAGACGAAGGCTCGATCTGGTCGTGGAGTTCCTTAAACCTGGCCTTGATCACTTCATAGTGTTCAGGGTGAATTTTAAGCGCCATTTTGTCCTCCTTGTGTTAATTGTTTCTCCATTCAGAATTAGAATTGTTTCCACTTCTGAATGAAAAAGCCCTGAAAGTATTTCATTTCAGGGCTGATTGAAATTTATGTATGTACTCCCCATTCATCCGAATGTTTATGATAAATCATAGCTCCTGCCATAAACGGCTGATCTTCAATTGCATCTCCGTATTCGTCCGTTCTGTACCACACAAGACCGATCTCCAATATTTTGTGATCAATACTGTACACCTTCACTATTTCTTCTCTTAGTTGGAGTTTTTTGATCGTTTTCAGGAACGATTCCTTGCTCTTTACCGAGTGATATTCCATCACTTCTAACAAAAGGTTAAAAAACTCCTTCTGTAATTTTGGGTGAGCATCCAGATTAAACATGGCATTCTCCTTTAAGGGTTTTCTTGTTAATAATAAAGGCACTGGGACTTTCAAAATCCTGCACTCTAAGTTGTCCTCTAGCAGTCCTGTATTGCTGAGGTGTTATTATGTTCAGTTTGCGGAGTTTATTCAATTCCATGTTCCATTCATCGTAAAACTCTTGGATTAATGTATCCATATTTTCCTCACAATCTGTCCATGTCATAGATCCTCCTTCATGAGTTAAGGTTGATAAATTGTAGGATACTGGAGATATATTTCACTCTCCAGCACCCTCAATCCATCAATACTAGGCTACCAGTTCCGTAGCCTTGTTTTTCTTCTTAGTCTTGGTCTTAGTCTTGGTCTTGTTAGTCTTCGGTGTGGACATATCTCCAATTCGAGCCTGAATTGTTTTCTTTGGCTCTCCCTCAGATCGGGATAATTCTTGAGGAAAGTAGACGACCCAATCCTCACCTTCAATCTTGGTGGTATAACGATCCCCGCCAGTCTTCTTGGCAGGACGCTCAAGCTGGAATATCGTGTCGCCTTCACCTATTCCAAATCCAAGTGCCTTCTTTGGGGATGCGTCCCCATTTCTGGATATGGACTGTGGGAAGTACACAGTCCAGTTCTCTCCGGATTCAAGGGCGGCAAAGTATCTGTCGCCGCCACTCTTCTTCGCCTGTCTTTCCAATACAAACATGATTTCCATGACATCCTCCGTTCTTTTATGGGTTAATCCTTTTATGAAGTCCTGAACCCTATGTTCAAGCCTTCAATTAAAGGAAGCCCTTCAGAATCATCTCCAAAGGGCTTTCAGTTATCCGTTTCATTCATCCAAGTATCCTCCTGTAAATCATTATTTCATACACCCAGGATATTCTCTGGGCATTCCTCTTCCCAAATCTTCTCCTCAGTCTACAATAGACGTGGAGAGGATTCATGTGGTGTTGGAGAAAATTTCTCATTCTACACCTCCTATGGGTTAAAGGTTTTTTCTCCATATGCATTCAGGATCGTGCATATCCCGCATTCATATGAAAAAAGGGCACTGGATATGTTCTCCAATGCCCTCAAAATCCATTCAGAGTGAGG